AACCTGCGGCACAAGCACCAACTCCAACGGCTAGAGTTAAAAACGCTCCTGCTGTTGCTGTTAAAACAGCAAAAAATGTTGGTAAGGCTCCTGTTCTGATATCAGTTAAACGACAACAAGCGGTTGATGGTCGTGTATCTAAACTTCAAGCGCGTCTTGCTGAACTAGAAACGCTTCTCACAGATCTTCTTGATAAGGCTAAAAAGAAAGAAGAAAAGAAAAACGATCCGGACAAAAAATCAGATCTAACTGCAAAACAAAAGCAGGCAGCAGAAAAAAGTTCGGACAAATACGCCAAGGAGAATAAAGAGGAGATAGCTAAAAAGGCAAAAGAGAAACGTGAAGAAGAAAATCCTGATGCCAAACTTAGCATCGATGAGGTTAAAGAAAAGATTGTTAAGATTAAGGCAGAATTAAAAGCAGCGATTGAAAAAGCTCGACAGAAATCAACTAATTCCCAAACGGTCAAAGGCCGTTGACACTAACTAGGAAGGAGACAGTCAAAATGGAAGCTGATTTTAGTGGCTACGCTACAAAGGCTGGGCTCAAGTGCTCCGACGGTCGGACCATCATGCCAGAAGCATTTCAACACAGTAATGGTTTGACAGTTCCACTCGTTTGGCAGCATGGGCATAGTGATCCGAAGAATGTTCTCGGTCACGCTGTGCTTGAGAGCCGAAAGGATGGGGTCTACGCTTACGGATATTTCAACGATACATCAGCAGGAAAGGATGCTAAGACTCTAGTTCAACATGGAGATGTTACGGCATTGTCTATCTACGCTAATCAATTAGTTGAGCGTAGTAAGCAGGTCTTTCATGGTTTCATCAAAGAGGTAAGTTTGGTTTTGTCAGGTGCTAATCCTGGAGCTCTCATCGACAATGTTACTATTGCTCATGGTGAAGGTGATTTTGAGACACTTGATGATGAAGCTATTATTCATACTGGTCTTCCTCTTGACAATGTGCCTAACTCAAACAACGATAAGACAGTACAAGAGGTATTAGATACATTGTCTGATGAGCAAAAGGATGTTGTTCATTTTATGATCGGAGCTGCTGTTAACGGTAGTGATACAAATGACAAGGAGAATGTTTTGAGTCAAGCTGATGCGGAACCCAAATTTGGAACACCTGAATGGCAGGCCAAAAATGGTAAAGGTGGTGCTACTGGTGCTAAAACAGATGACAAATCTGCTGGAGGTAAGACGGTTAAAGACGTCTACGATTCCTTTACCGATGAGCAAAAGGATGTCGTTCACTTCATGATCGGAGCTGCTCTTGAGGATGCTGCCGGTACATCTGAGAAAACAGTTAAGCAATCAGACATCGATTCTGACGATGATAATTCTGTAGAGCACGCTGATAACTCTGATGATGAGAAAACTGTTCAGGATGTATATGACAGCTTGAACGATGAACAGAAAGATGTTGTTCACTTCATGATTGGAGCCGCTCTTGAGGCTTCCGATACCAGTGTAGAGCAATCCGATATTAAGTCTGACAATAGCGAGGGAGACCTCAATCACCAGGAAGGTACCGAAATGACAACGCATAACGTGTTTGAACAGAATGGTGTTACCAAACAAGAGCGTGCTACGCTTACTCACGCACAGATTCAGACAATTGTCGATGATGCTCAGCGAATGGGTTCACTCAAGGAATCCTTCCTTTCTCACGTACAGGAATACGGCATTGAGAACATTGATTTCTTGTTCCCGGATGCTAGGGCCGTATCTACGGATCCTGACGTCATTGGTCGTCGTATGGAGTGGGTGCAATCGGTTATTGGTGGGGCTAAGCACTCTCCTTTCGCGAGAATCAAGTCGACGGCAGTAGATCTCACGGCTGATGAAGCTCGAGCGAAGGGTTACGTCAAGGCAACTCTCAAGAAAGAAGAGGTCGTAAAGCTTCTCAAGAGAACGACCACTCCAACCACGATCTACAAGAAGCAGAAGCTTGACCGGGATGACATGGTTGACATTACGGATCTTGACATCATTTCTTGGCTCAAGGCTGAGATGCGAGTTATGCTCGATGAGGAGCTCGCGCGTGCGGTTCTGATTGGTGATGGTCGTGATCCAGAGGCTGAGGACAAGATTGATGAAACGTGTATTCGTCCGATCGCCTTTGACGATGAGATGTATGCGCATCCAGTTGTTGTAGCTGGTTCTGCCACTGGTGAAGAAGTTATTGAGGCTGTTCTTCGTGCACGTACTTTCTACAAGGGTACTGGAAAGCCGACGTTCTATACCACAGATGCAACTCTTACCGATCTCATCCTGCTCAAAGACACGATTGGCCGTAGGCTCTACCCGACTGAGACTGAGCTGTCCGCAGCACTTCGTGTAGATAAGATCGTTATCGTTGAGGTCATGGAGTCGGTTCCTGATGTGTTCGGTATCATTGTTAACATTGCAGACTACACCCTTGGTGCAGATAAGGGTGGAAATGTCTCGATGTTTGATGACTTTGACATCGACTACAACCAGTACAAGTACCTGATTGAGACTCGTTGCTCTGGTGCATTGACGAAGCCTAAGTCTGCTATTGTTATTAGGAAGTCAACAGCTGGAGGTGTGGTTACTCCGACCGCTCCGACCTTCAACGCTGGTACTGATGTCATCACAATCCCAACAGTTACTGGTGTTGTCTACAAGATTGCTAACGTTGTTGTTACTGGTGCTCAGCCAGCTATCACCGTACCTACTGAGGTCGTTGCCAGTCCTGCAGCTACGTATGCATTCGAACACAACGTTGACACCGACTGGACCTTCACTCCTTAATAGGAAGGTATCAAAATGGCAAAGTTTCATGGTGCAATCGGGTATGGAGAGAGCATTGAAACCGCTCCTGGAGTGTGGCAGGATAGAATCGTCGAGCATGATTACTATGGCGATGTAGTCCGAAACACTCTGCAAGTTAAGGAGGGGGAGAAGATTAACAATGACATCTCTGTTGGTAACTCGATTAGCATTGTTGCTAACGCATATGCGAATGAACACTTCTTTGCCATGAAGTACATTATGTGGGCGGGGACTCGATGGACGATTTCAAACGTCGATGTACAGAGTCCCCGCCTACTTTTGAGGTTGGGAGGTGTTTACAATGGGCCAACGGCTCCAACTTCATAGTATTCTTGTTGGGATTCTAGGAAGTGATCATGTATATTTTCAACCTCCAACCAATGTACAAATGCAGTATCCATGTATTGTTTATAAGCGAGATGTTGCCATTACAAGATTCGCTGATAACAATCCGTATCGTTATGAAAAACAGTATCAGGTGACTGTCATCGATATGAATCCCGATAGTGATATTCCCAACAAGATCGCCGCTCTGCCTAAGTGTACCCACAACAGGTTCTTCACGGCAGATAATCTTAATCATGACAATTTCAATATTTACTTCTAGAAAGGAAGTACCATGACTAAACTTTTGTGGGACCAGGTCGGAGAGCGTGTTTATGAGACTGGGGTCGACCACGGAGTTCTCTATATTCCGAATGTTGGAGGTGTTTACGATACAGGATTTGCTTGGAACGGACTCACAACTGTTACTGAATCGCCTTCCGGTGCTGAAGCAAGCCCTCAGTATGCTGATAACATCAAGTATTTGAATCTTATCTCGGCTGAAGAATTTGGAGCTTCGATCGAAGCGTTCACATATCCACTCGAGTTTGCCCAATGTGATGGTACAGCAGCACCAGTACCAGGTGTTACCGTTGGTCAACAACCTCGCAAGTCATTCGGTCTTGCATATCGTACAAAGATTGGTAATGACACTGCTGGTCAAGACTTTGGCTATAAGCTGCATTTGATCTATAATGCTCTTGCTGCTCCGACTGAGAAGGCTTATGCAACAGTTAATGACTCACCGGAAGCTATTGCGTTTAGTTGGGAGGTCACTACAACGCCAGTCGATGTTCCTAATTACAAACCGACAGCTGTTATGACAATTGATTCGACGGTAGTAGGATCAGCCGGATTGATCGCTCTTGAAGAGGCTTTGTATGGAACAGCAGGTAGTGATCCTCGTCTTCCAACTCCAGCTGAAGTAATCGCATTCTTCAGTGGTGCAGTTACTGAGGTTGAGCCCACGCAGCCGACGTTTGTTTCTGGAACTAACACCATTACTATTCCAGTAGTTACTGGTGTTGTTTATCTGATCGATGGAGTCGTACAAGTTCCTGGTCCAGTTGTCATTACAGAAGACACTCTGGTCACTGCTCAGCCAGCGGCTGCGTATAGTTTCCCCGATGTGGTTGATGACGACTGGATGTATAACTATACATAAGTCGATAATTGAAAGGAGGCCAGAGAGTGCTTACTATAATAGTTCCTATAACGGAAGCTTTCGATGAAGAGAAGAATGAGTTTATAACTGTCGAAGTGTTTCCATTAGAGTTGGAGCACTCTCTGGTTTCTCTTTCAAAATGGGAGTCATTTTTTGAGAAACCGTTTTTGAATTCAGATGAGAAGACTTCAGAAGAGACTTTATACTATGTAAGAGCTATGAGTATTACACTAAACGTTCCTGATGAGGTTTTTCAGAAACTTTCTAACGATAATTTAATAGAAGTTAATAAATATATTAACGCTAAGATGACAGCTACATGGTTTAATGAAAAACCTGGTCAAGGTCGTAATCGTGAGATTGTTACAGCAGAGATCATTTATTATTGGATGATAGCACTTACTATACCTGTCGAGTTTCAACACTGGCATTTAAATCGTCTGTTGACTATGGTTAAAGTTGTAAACCAAAAGAATGCTCCTCAAAGGAAAATGAGTAGGCACGAATTGGCAAGTAGAAACCGAGCTCTTAATGAAGCACGTAGAGCACAACATAACACTTCAGGTTAATGTATTGAAAGGAGGAGACTATGTCTAAAATTGTGCTCGGGGCTGATGTACCAGATCTATTGGTAATTTTACACTCTGGTTTTACTAATAAATTTGCCATTAATTTTCTAGTTGAGCCAGCCGATTTAGTTGGGGTTGAGGCTAAACTTAAATTTGGTGATATATTACATGTTGCTGCTCTTACTGATACCACATATACCTGGACTTTTACTGCTGAACATGTGAATGCTTTGACTAGTTTATCATCAACTGTTTTGATTTTAGATAATGGTGAAGGACCTATCAAGGTTGCTAGTGGACCAGTGGAGATTAGGTTATGACTCTTATACTAGAAAATGGAATAACTGTTGAGGTTGAAATCCCTCCTGTCGTTACAGTGACGGTTGTCCCTCCATCTATTCCGGTATTTTCAATTCCAGCACTGCCTGGTCCACGCGGTCCGGCTGGCCTGGATACAGGTGGATATATTGACTTGGCTATGACTACACACATACAAGCGCCAACTCCACACCCAGCTTATGACGATACACCTGACCTTACTCTTCTATTCCTGAATGGACTGATTTAATATGTCACTTGCAACGAACGTCTCTAACCTCGCTACAGCAGTTGCTACTAACTCCAAGGCTATGAAGACTCTTCTCAACGGCAACGCCGCTGATCTGTCGGCACTGACTACGGTGAATAAGACCAATTTGTTGGCTGCGATTAACGAGATTGCAGCAGCTGTCGGTGGTGCAGGTGCTTCTATCGTTGACGTTGGCACATCTACAACTAGTGTTTGGTCTTCATCGAAGACGGATACATCTATCAACACTGCAGTTTCTAACCTTGTGGCCACCGCACCCGCCGCTCTGGATACACTCAACGAGTTGGCTGCTGCGCTTGGTGACGATCCAAACTTTGCTACTACACTCACCACCAGTTTGGGACTCAAAGCTCCATCAGCCAATCCGACCTTTACCGGGGTAGTGTCCGGAGTTACTAAGGCTCACGTCGGTCTGGATAATGTGGATAATACTTCTGATGCAGCTAAACCATTATCCACTGCTGAGACCGCCGCGCTGTTGCTTAAAGCTCCGGCAGCCAGCCCGACTTTCACTGGTGTAGTTGGCGGCGTTACTAAAGCTCACGTAGGTCTAGCTAACGTAGATAACACCTCTGACGCAGCTAAGCCACTTTCCACTGCCGAGACTGCCGCACTGCTGCTTAAAGCTCCGTCAGCTAGCCCGACTTTTACTGGGGTAGTAGGTGGCGTTACCAAGGCTCATGTCGGTCTAGCCAACGTAGATAACACTTCTGATGCAGACAAACCCATCTCTACTGCGCAGGCGGCAGTTAATACGGCACAGGCTATTACTAATGGAAGCTTTGCTCTAGCTGCTGACCTGGGTGATCCAGCTACGGACTTCGTTGCGGCCTTTAACGCCGGGCTGGTATGAGTGTTGTTAGTCAGATTTTACTACTGGTAGAGCGAGTATCGGCTGAGTTAAAGGCAGTCACTCGTAGAATAAATACTGAGATTTCTGTGCGAGTCTGGACTTCTAACACGGTTTTTCGCGTTGGGCAGTATGCGACATCTGCAGGTAACCTGTGGAGACTTACTGACGTTGACGGAAGTACTGGCGGAGCGAACATGCCTCCTGGACCTTATCGCAAACAAATCTACGGTGGTGTTTACCTCTCGGGTGCATCAGTTGCGGCTGGCGTCACTAATGTTGACGCGATTCATGGTGCTTGTTTCACTATCCCGGACGTAACGACAATTACGCATGTCGGTACCTATCTGATGACCGGGACAACTCTTGCAGAGGACACCGTGCTAAGCGTGTGGGTTGGGCTTGCGTCAGACCCGCCACCAGATGAGGCGACGACACCGCACGGCACCATCCTACTTTGGGCTGGCACTCAGCCATCTGGTTCTACAGCAGTGAAACTTACGACGCCGTGGATTCCTCCGGTTGACACTCCATTGATAGTCTGGTTTGGGTCAACAGGTAGTCCAGTAGTGAATGAGATTAAAACGACAGCGACAGGTATTGATGATATAGCTGTTCAATCTGCTGTGGAGTATGTGGTCAGACCACGAGGCGGAGTAAAGACAGATCAGATCGGTAGGTTCATAGGCATTTATCTCTATGTAGCTGGAACTGGCACTACAGTGTGGCAAGAGGCGATCACTATATCTCCACCAACATCCACACCTGTTGGCGCGGATTTGTATACATTTACCTTAGACGGAAGTTCTGTTTTGTTTGACCCGTCTCTATACCGACGTGCAGATTTCACCACTGGTGTTCCGCCAACCACAGTTACCTTGCAGAATCCAACCCCACCGGCTGTAGGTGAGTGTGTACCGGCAGTTACTCTGTTGATACGCACTCCGGCGGCTACCACTCCTGGTATAATTACATGGGTTAATCTGACCGGCGGCTCTTTTATCCCACTACCAGCTGCCAGCCAGGTCGTCGCAGCACAGTTGGAATGGGTTGATGAGATAATCGGCTGGCTTGTGGTCGGAGTTCGCGCTTAATGGTCATCATTATCAAGTAAGGATGTGTTTATATAATGGCTGATACTAAGATTAGTGATCTCCCAGTAGTAACTGTTGCCACCATTAACGACATATTACCAGTAGTCCAGAGCGGGATTAGTAGTAAGGTGACATTA